TAAAGCTAATTTTGGATATAATAATCCAGACTCAGACCGATTAAGAAATGCTTATGAATCATTAAAAAATCATCTTACTTTAAGTCAAGATTATGCATTTTATGCTGTTACATTTTCTGTTAAAAATTCTTCAGCAGCTGCAATTGATGAAGCAAAAATAGTATTTAATGGTGAAACAAAATATACTGGAAGTGCTGGAACTGCTATATTTTATGTTAGGGCTGCAAATAATTATGAATATCAAATAACACATGAAGATTATCAGGATTATGTTGATTCAGATAATGAGTGGTATAATGTTGATGTTTCTGCAAGCACTACTATAAATATTATTATGTCAGCATTATAGAGGTGATAGTATGTTTTTCAGAGATGTAATAAGCTTGATATCAATAAGTTATAGTGAAAACGATTATGGAAATATGGTTGAAACTGAGACTAAAAAAACTGTATATGCTGATGTACAAGCAATAAGACAAAGTGAATTTTATCAGGCAAATGCAACAGGATTAAGGCCTGAAAAAACTTTTGTTATAAGGGCTATAGAATATAGCAATGAACCTAGAATTGAATATAATTCAAAGTATTATACTGTTATTCGAACATATGATAAAGATGGTGAATTACTAGAATTGATATGCTCAGAAAAAGTTGGACATGAGGTGAGGACCTGATGGCTAGAAAAACATATGAATCAAGAATTGAGGAAGCAAAAGCAAAAATAAAAGAAAAACCACAAAATGCACTTAGAGAAATTGGCAAACTGCTAACATATGCTATAAGACAAAAAGCAGGAAAAAGCAAAAAGTCTAGAACCTATTATCTAAATGGTAAAAAAATAAATGTAAAACCAGGTCGACTAAAACGCTCTATTGGTTACTGGTATAGGAAAAAAGAAAATGATTTAATAGTAGGTTCGAAGGCTTTTTATGCACATTTTGAGGAATTTGGAAGTAGTAAAAATCCTAAAAATCCTTTTATAATGCCTGTAGTTATGCAAAATAAAGATATGATACAGGGCTTGATAATGGATGCACTAAAGGAGCTGGAAAAAGAAGAATGAATACACTTACATTAAAGAAAAGTCTAGAAACATTTTTAAAAACAAAAGCAGATAGAGTGTACCAAAAAAAAGCTCCAGAAACTAAAACATTTCCTTATGTGGTATGGAATTTGATATCTTCTGATTCAGGATATTCTGAAGCAGAAGATTTTATTTTAGAAATTGATATTTGGGATGATAAAAGAGATACTACAACAATTGATACACTTGTAGGAATAATTGATGGAGATGGTGATATAAAAGCTCCATCAGGATTACATAGAAAAAATATATTTATAGAAAGTATTTTAAGTGCAAAAATATATAGACAAAATAGATATGAAATACATGATGAAGATGAAACACTAGAACGTAGGCAACTACGTTATAAGATGAAAACATACTTATTAGGATAGGAGTGATTAAATGGCAGATCCAAATGATATATTATTAGGTGATGGTGTAGTTGCTATAGATGGTTCTGATATTGCCTTAGTGCGTGGGGATAGTTCATGGAAAGTTGAAAGAGATTATAGACAAATTCCTGCGAATGGAGACAGAGGACCAGTAAAAGGAAGGATAAGAAAAATAAAATCAGTTGCAACTTTAAAACTAGGACTTTTAGAAATAATTCCAACTGACATGTCAAAGTATTATCCAGCAATGGAAGTAACAAGTGTGGCTGCTTCAGATACAATAACAGGTGCAGATGATATAGTAGATAGTGACTATCATACGGTCACATTTACTGGAGAAACTAAAGATGGCAGAGCTGTTGTTATTACTTTACAGAATGCAATCAATTTAGAAAATTTAGATTGGGCTTTTGTAGATACTGAGGAAGTTGTTCCAGAACTTACATATACAGCAACATATTTAAATTCTGCAAAAACAACAGAACCTTGGAATGTTGTTTTTGCAACTGCAACTGATGATGATGCAACTGCACCAATACTTATTCCATCAGCAATTACAGCTGGTACAAGTTTATACTTAACTATATCGTTCAATGAAAAATTACATGCAGATACTTATGCAATTAGTGATATTACTAATCTATTTGCAAGCATTAAAAATGATGGTGTTGATATTGACTGTTCTACAGTTGCAAATTCTATTGAATGGTTTGATACACTCACACAAAATCCGCGAGCAGTTATTAAAATACCTTCAACAACATTTGTAGAAGGAGATACAGTACGATTTAATGCAAAAGCTGCTGCAATTAAAGACGTATCTGGAAATGCTATTAGTGCAGCAACAAATTTTGATACTGTTGTAACAGCATAATTATAATTTAATAATAAAGAGGGCAAAAATGCCCTTTTTTATTTTAGAAAGGTTTGAATATGAGAGAATTACAGAATGAAGATATGTATATGTTATCTGAAATAGCAGATAAAATTGAATTTACATTACCTAAATACCCAAATGTAAAAGGAAAAAGTGAAGATGATATTCAGGCAATACAAAAAGATTACGGAATTCAAATAATTACATTGCTTATAAGAAAAATATATAAAGCAAAACCAGAAATAAATAAATTATTAGCAAATGTTAATGAAAAGTCTATTGAAGAAATTTCGAAAATGAGTATAAAAGAAACAATTAATATGCTCAAAACTTTAATAAAACAAGATGGTGTGCTTGATTTTTTCAAATAAGCCAGAAAATTAATATATATGAAATATATTCATTACTGGCTAATAATTGGAATTCAATAAAGAATTTACCCCTTAAATTTGGAATAAATATGATTATTTATACTAAACATGAAAAAGAAGAAAATAAAGCTTTTCAAATGTGGTTAATGAAATATATAAATATGGATAAAAAATCATATGTACCTTTTGAAAGATTTTACATAAAAAAATTAAATACTATAAAGAAAAATAAGAAAAGTAAAGAAGAAATTTTAGCAAAAGTATATAAAATACGACAATCACTATCAAAAAAGTGAGGTGGTTATTATAGAAATATTCAAATTGTTTGGTAGAATTTTTGTAAATTCTGACCAAGCAGAAAGAGATCTTGATAATGTAGATAATGCTGGTGAAAAAACTGGCGGAATGTTAGATGGTTTAACTGAAAAAGCTGGAACATTTGCAGTAGGAATTGCAGCAGCAGGTGTAGCAGCAGCAGGTGCATTTGCAGTAAAAGGTATAATGGCAGCAAATGATTTTCAAAAGGCTATGAATAATTTACAGGCTGAAACTGGTATTACAAATGATGAATTTAACAATTTAGATGATGTAATGAAAAATATTTATGCAAATAATTTTGGTGAAAGCTTCGAAGATATTGGAAAGAGTATGTCTACTGTAAATCAGCAGACAGGACAGACAGGAAAAGAGCTTGAAAAGTTAACAACTAATGGATTATTGCTTAGAGACACTTTTGAAATGGAAGTAAATGAATCAATTCGAGCGGCTGACATGATGATGAAAACTTTTGGAGATACAGGTGAAGAGGCATATAATTTAATTGCTCAGGGCGCACAATGGGGACTTGATAAAAATGGAAATCTATTAGACAGTATTAATGAGTACTCAGTACATTTTGAGCAAATTGGGCTAGATTCTACTGATATGTTTAATATGTTTCAAAACGGTGCAATGGCTGGTGTCTTTGATATAGATAAATTAGGTGATGCAGTAAAAGAATTTGGAATCAGGGTAAAAGATGGAAGTTCTAATACGACAGAAGCTTTTAAAACGCTAGGGCTTGATGCCAAAAAATTAACATCTGATTTTACAGCAGGTGGTGAAAAAGGAAAACAAGCATTTGAACTTGTAACAGGAAAAATAAATAGCATGAAAGATCCTGTAAAACAGAATCAAGTCGGCGTGGCTTTATTTGGTACAATGTGGGAAGACATGGGAGATAAGGCAGTAAAAGCACTTACTAATACAGATGGTGAAATAACAAAAAATAAGAATGCTTTAGAAGAAATAAACAAAGTAAAATACAATGATATAGGTAGTGCAATATCTGGAATAGGAAGACAATTAGAAACTGGATTATTAATACCTCTTGGAGAAAAAGTTTTACCAAAATTGAATGAATTTGCAAATAATATAGCTAAAAATATGCCTGCAATTAAAAAAAATTTTGAGGGTGCATTTGAAACTGTTGGCACAATTTTAGGTGGAATAGTTGAGCATTTAGATATAATATTACCACTTTTAGGTGGTTTACTTGTAGCAACACTTGCATTTAAAGCAGTAAGTGCAATTATTGGCATTTATAATGCTTGGGTTGCGATAACAGAAACACAAACAATTGTTCAGTGGGCATTAAATAGTGCATTATTTGCTAATCCAATTGGAATAGTAATAGCTGCTGTAGCTGGATTAGTAGCAGCATTTATAATTTTGTGGAATACAAGTGATGGATTTAGAAATGGTGTAATTTCTATATGGAATACAATTAAAGATTTTTTTATAGGGATATTTAATTATCTAAAAAGCACTTTTTCAACTTGGGGGCCAGTAGCTTTAGCTGTATTAGCACCATTTATTGGTATACCATTAATAATATATAAGAATTGGGATGCAATAAAAGCAAATCTATTAAAAGTATGGAATTGGATAAAAAATACTGTTTACAATATATTTTTAAGCATTGGTAATTTCTTAATTAATATATGGAATAAAATTAAAAGTACAACAAGTACTGTGTGGAATGCAATAAAAATAGGTATAAATGTATATATTAATACAATAAAATCAATAATATTAAATGTATTTAATAGCATTTATAATCTAGTATCTAGTATATGGAATAAAATTAAAAGTACTACGAGTAATGTATGGAATTCTGTTAAGAATACTATAGGAAATATTGTAAATGGTATAAAAACAGCAATTTCTAATGCTTTTAATAATATAAAAACAACAGTAAGTAATATTGCAAAAAATGCTTTAACATGGGGGAAAAATATAATAAATAATCTTGTAGATGGTATAAAATCAGGAATTAATAAAGTAGGTGAAGCAGCTCGAAAAGTTGCAAATAAATTAAAAGATTTCTTAGGATTTTCATCTCCAACCAAAGAAGGACCAGGTTCAAATGCTGATAAGTGGACACCAAATTTAATGGCAATGATGGAATCTGGACTTATTAAAAATATGTATAAAATAAAAAATGCTTCAAATCGTGCAGCTAGTGTATTATCTGGAAATTTTGGAATTGATAATATAAATTCAAACTTAAATAATGTTGCATATTCTGGGGCTAATAATACTGGAAAAGGTTTTATAGGTGAAAGAATTATCTTACAAATAAATAACCCCAAATTTTTTAATAAAGATGATGTCAACAAAATGATGGATCCAGCAATGCAAAAACTTCAATCATATATGAATTTTAAGAAAGGGTGAGATAATTGAGTCAAACTTTTTATTACAATGGCACAAATATAACTGGTTTTGAAGTAATTATTTCACCTGAATGGCGTGTAGAGGAAAGAATCAATAATGTATCATCTATGCGATGTAAAATAGTTGATGATAATGGACAAACTATTGAATGTGGCAAAGAGTGCTATTTTTATGATGATTTTTTAAATTTATTACATGCTGGAATACTAACAGATATTGATGATGATGAAGAAATACATGATATATTGTACTATGATTGTACGATAGAAGATTTTACAAAGATAGCAAAT